ACGGTGCCGAGCGCCGTCAGCGTCGTCACGGCGATCGGCGGCGGCGACGGTGACAGGAACGAGACGCTTTCCGTGAGCCGGCCGATGGGGAGTTTCGTCATCACGCCACCACCAGCGAGCGCCAGCGGTTCAACTTGCCGCGGACCGACGGCGTCGGGAAGCCGTCCCAGAGCGACGGCGTGCGGCTGGCCGGCCGGTCCACATCGCCGCGATCGGTGTAGAGGTCGGTCACCACGTCGAGGATCGCCGAGCGCACCTCGAGCGGCACCGTCAGGTCCGTCCAGCCCTCCGGCGGCGCCTTGTCGCAGTAGGTCAGGACGAGCGCCGTCGCCTCGTCAAGCTTCATCTGCACGAACGCGTCCTGGTCGCCGTGCGTGATCGACAGCTGCTGTTTCGCCTGCGCGAGCGTCACCAGGGCCGCCATTACGGCACCAGCTCCGCGTCGACCGGGTCATCCACCGCTGGCGGCCGCGCCGCTGACGCTGCCGGCGTGGAAGGGGACGCCAGCGGGCGCATCGCGTCGCGAGCCGCCAGCGCCGCGAGTGAATAGTTCTGCTGCTGCATGTAGGCGGAGTCGCCGCCGGTGACGGGGCCGTAGCCGAAGTACTTCCGGCGCGCCTCGTTCGGCGTCAACGTCGCCGACCCGATCGCATCGGCCGCGGCCTTCGTGCGCGTCGCCGTGTCCATCCAGTACAGGTCGTCGATGTTGAATTCGGTGCCGAGCGGGCGCGCGAGCTCGAGGCCTTCATCGAGCGACAGTTCGATCGCCGTCATCAACGCCTGGAGGCATTGCGAGTAGAACTGCTGCACCAGTTGTTCACTGTTCCCGTACGGCGCGGCGTGCGAACTATCGACGAGCGCGGCCGGCACCTTGAACACGCCGGCGATCGTGTTCGTCGTCCAGCCCAGTTGTTCCACCAACTGCGAATCCACGGCGGTCGCGCCCGCCGGCTGGTACGTCATGCCACCGGGGAGGATGGCAATCTTGCCGACGTTCACGCCGCCGTGTTTCGCATACCAGGCCGCGGCCAGCGCGTTCGCGTCCTCTTCCGTAATTTCCTTGGGGACGAGGATCACGCCCGACGGCTGGCTGCCGTTGGCAAAGAACGCGGCGCTGTTGTCTTGCATCGACAACGCTTGCAGCGCCGCCGTCGCGCACGCGAACACCGGCGACACGCCGACGAGCGGATGGAACAGCGGCACCATCAGGTCGTGGATGATCTCGCGCGCCGGCACCACGAACCGATCGGTACCGCTGGGATCCACGGTGAGCCCGGCGAGCTCGTGGCGCTGGAGTTCGTAGTAGATCGCCCCGTCGGGCGCGATGAGCGGCGTCACCTTCGCAGAATCCAGCGGATAGAGCGCCGTGACGACGCCGCGCTGGTCGCGTTGCTTCAGGATGTACGCGTTCCCGGTCAGCAGCTTCGATGACAGCCACGCCTCGAAGAACTTCTGCCGCGTCTGGTAGCGATTCGGTTTACGGAGCACCGGCGAGTACGCGGGGTTGCTCACCGGTACCCAGACATCCGGATCGCTTTCTTCGACGAGGCGCAATTCGCACTTGCCGATCGTTTCTGCGATCAGCGTGGCGCAACTGAAGATGGTGGGATTCCGGATCGCGGACTCCGCCGGCAGATCGGCGTTGTGCTGCCAGGCGCCGCTATACGGTTCCCGTACGGTGGGCCACCAACTGCGCGAGCGCGAAGACACCGGCGCCAGTCCGGCCGGTACCTTCGCGATCTGCAATTCGTACCCGGCGAGGGCGACCTTCATCGCCTAGCCGTTGCCGCCGTTGCCCTTTTTGGCCGCGGGCGCCGCCTGGCCGTCGGCCATCAGTTGGCCGGCCGGGATCACGTAGGTCGCGCCGCTCACGTAGCGGCAGCAGCCGGCGATCGCCTTCAGCCAGGTAATGAACCATTCGGCGCGGAGGCCGACGCAGTTGTTCTGCCAGAGCGACACGAACACTGTGGTCGCATCCGCCGGATCCATCGGCGCGTCGGACATCTGCAACGAGGCCTCGCGGCTCACGTCGATCGTGATCCCGCCGTCATCGGCGTACAGCACGAGCTCTGGGATCACGCCGATGACGTTCGTGCCGGCCGCGCCGGACGTGACCACCTTCATGCCGTTCACGGTGCCGCCGGACGCCGACATGCCGGGGAACATCTGGTTGCCGGCGGTGTTGCGGAGCAGCCCCAGCACGTAGGCATTGTTCGGCGACATGATGTAGGTCAGGTTCTGGATCGGCATGTTCCCCGCGGTCATCGCGGCCGCGATCGCCACCAGATCCCCCATCGGCCCGGTCGACGTGATGGGCGTGGTCCCGTTGGTGACCGAGGCCGGCGAGACGTTCGCCACCGCGGCTTTCGCCGGATCAATGAACGCCGCATCGACGAACGCCGTGATCCCCGCGATCATGTCCGCGCGCACGATATCCTCCGCCGAGGGCGAAGAGAGCCGCGCCAGTTCTTCGGTGATGACGACAATCCCGGCCGTCTTGTGATACGGCACGGTCAGGGAACTGAACGTGAGTTTCGTCACCGGCTTGGGTTTCTGTTCCCCGACCCAGCCATACGTGCCGCCGCCGGTTTGCGCGGGAATCTTGGTATTGAACGGCACTTTCTTGAGGCCAATCTGGCCGATCGCCGTCTTCGGCCGGAGCAGCGCCACGAATTCGTCGACGACTCTCGGCTGGACCAGTTCGGCCGCCCAGCCCGCGGCCGTCGTGGTCCCGGGCGCCACCGCGGCCTTCAGGAACAGCGCGACTTCTGGCATGTCCGGCCACCGCTGTTCGGCGTACATCCCTGCCTCGTAGTCGTTCCCGTGCTTGACCACCCGCGCGCACGCGGCGCGAATGAACGCGGTGCCGGGCGGGGTCGTCGGCGTGACGCGGATCGCGCTGTACGCTTTGGGCGTGATGGCCGGCGTCGACGTGACGAGCGGCACCGCGGCGGCCTTGTTGAGTTCGGCGGCGGCCTTGAGGCGGGTCAGCTGCCCATCAATCCCGGTGACCTTGCCAGCGAGCTCGTCGTACTCCGCCTGCTGGATCTCGGTCATCGTCGTCGTCGGCGAAAACATCTCCGTCATGCGGGCCGCCAGCGGGGCGCGTTCGGTCGTCCAGTGCGTGATCTGTTCTTGAATGGTCGCCATAGGTTTCGTGTCCGGGGAGGCCGCGGCTTTGAAGTTCGTGATCGTGGCGCCGGGGTTGGCGGGCACGGTCACCAGGGAGAGCTCGAGGAATTCCGTCTTGAGGAAGTTGCAACCGCCGAAGCTGTTCGGCGTGATCGCGTCGCGCAAGGCGCGATAGCCCGGCGAGACACTTTTGAGGAGTCGCGCCTTGATGGCCTGCCAGGCGCCATCGACGCGATCCTTCAGCGGGCCGGGATCGGGAATCCGCGGCAGCGTCGCCGTGAACGGGATGCCGTCGGGCGTGGGCAGGCCGAACACGACTTCACCAACGGGCAAGCTGGTGTCGTGGGCGAGCAGCAGCGGGACCGGATTGGTGAACGTGGCGCCCAGCGGGTGGATGACATCGCCGGATCGGTCCGGCTGCGGCGTCGACGCGATCCCGGTCAGGATGCGCTGGTCGTCGTCGACGGCTTTGATCTCGAAAGTGGTGAGGTCGCCGGTGCGATCGAGATGCTGCACGGACGAGCACGCTACCGGACGGCCGGCGGGGCGGCCTAGCGTCTATCGGGAAAATCCGGCGGCGACGGCGTCTGGCGCAGCGTGTGGCGGATCCACTCCGGCAGCGTCATGCGGGCACGCCGCGCGTCGGCGTACGCCTTGTCGTAGAGCCGCGCGGGTAGGGTGAGATGCGTATACACCGACGGGTGGCGATCGGTCGCGTCGAGGCGCGGCCGGCCGCGTTTGTTCGTCGTCGTCATGGCGCGCCCCCATACGTGAAAATCCGGTAGTGCGGCGCCGGCGTCGGCGCGTGCCGCTCCATCATGTCGATCGCGAGAATCAGCGCCACGACGCCGTCAATGCGCTGCGTTGAGAGTCGCTTCGACGGCTTCAGGTTGCCCGCGGCATCGCTTTCGACGGCCACATTGGACACGTTCCACGACAGCACGGGATCGCCGTCGTGCCGCAATTGCCGCCCGAGCACGGCCTTCTCCAGCGACTTCGTCGGCGAACTCAGCGCCGCGAAGCCT